TTAGTTGGCAGTCTTTCGGTATGGGAAACGGCCAGTATCTTAGTTGCACTGGTCAATTAACTGTCACTACTGCCTGCACAGGCTTTTTACTGCAAGGCCTTAACAACAACATCACAGGCCGTGTTCAAGTTTACGGATATCGCAAAGGATGAGAAATAGCCTAATTCTATTGGTCTTTTTAGCATCGCTTACCGCTTGCGCAGACCGTGAACGCCTTAACTGCCCACCGACAAAAAACAAAGCCCTACGCGGCGTAACCGAAACAATCACCCCAACAACACCAGCCCCGGCATACGGAACAGGCGGAAAGTGCGTATGAAACCAGACAACAGACACACAAACGAAGAAATAAAAGCACGACTTATTTTTGTCGTAGCCATTGGCTTAACACTTGCTTTTCTCGCTTCCATCTTGGCTCTGCTTTACGGCTTGCTATTTGTGACCCAGCCTCTTGAAGTCAGCCCCAATGATGACGCTGCATGGTCTGTACTGTCACCAATGCTCGCAACGCTGACAGGTGGACTACTAGGCGTACTCGCTGGCAACGGCCTTAAAGACCGTCCGAAAGACCCACCAGCACCATGACCGTTAGACCGTACCCGTACTACCCAGCTTGGGATGGTAAAGCCACACAACCCGTGACGGCAAAACTTGTAGAGCTGTGCAAAGCACGCTGGGGTATGACCTCACTAGGCACATACGCCAACCGCCCAATGCGCAACAATGCCGGGCTATCCGTACACGCCACCGGCTTTGCAGCAGACCTTAAATACAAAGACGAAGCACAAGCACGTATTATCTGGGACTGGTTCCTAGCTAACAGCAAAGCTCTTGGATTGTGTGAGATGCACTGGTACGCCTATGGTGCTTACGGCGCTGGCTACAGATGCTCTCGAGGCGAAGGCAAGGCAGGTGTCAAGATTTTTACAGCTGATGACAATGCAGGCTCTTATCAGGGCTCGCCTAATTGGCTGCATATTGAGTTGGCTAAGCAAACGCCGGAGCATTTTGAGGCACAGTTCAGAGCTCTAAAATAGGACTCTCAGACACTGTTTGAGCAGTGCTGAGGCTAGGTGGTGGGTACTTTGTTTCCATTGGGTATCCACCACCGACTTCTCAAATTGTGTATAGTCACACCAGCCACTCAAATGGCAGAAAGTCAGGGAACATGACAAAACTAACCAATGGATATGAGCCAGCGTTTGACTTTACAGTAGACATGGCCTACGGCAAAGCTGGCGAGGCTGAACTAGTCGAGTTTTTTGACGCGGTACAAGGCGCTCAGATAGAAGTCAAAAGCGACAGGTATCGCAATGGCAGGATGGCCGTTGAAACCCAGCAGAACCCGTCAGGGCGTGGCTGGCAGGACTCTGGCATTAACGTGACGACAGCCCAGTGGTGGGCATATCGTTTTGCCCCCGGTGCTTTTACCTTGGTGTCTGTCCCCAGGCTTAAAAAGTATTTACGCCTTAACCGTGACGTGCTACAAAAGCGCGACTTTGCTGCAGGCTCTGAAAACCCCTCTAAGGGCTTTGTGCTGATGCCTGAGCAGGTGCAGGAACTGATGACTGACGACTGGTACGACTAATGACCGATACACAGTTTATTTACAGTTTCATAATGGGATGGGTGTCATGCTGGCTATGGCTCAAGATGATGGCGAACCGCCCATGATACCGACATGGGGCTATGTGGCTCTAAGGTCTAAAGATAAGAAAACTATGGTGCAGGTGTTTACAGACTTGTCCACAGGCCTGATTGTTTATACCCAAGTCTGCCAACGTGCAGAGTCTTGGCATTCATGGGGGCCGCCTACAGAAGTTGAGAGAGTTGATTAAGAAACTTATGGCACTAACGCTTATCTTTGCCCTATCCACCCCAGCGCATGCAAGTGCAGCTGCTAACTCATGCCCTAAATGGGAACCCCTTTTGGCTCGGCATTTCCCAGCAAAGGTCGTGCCGGTCATGTCCCGAATTGCCTATCGAGAAAGTCGCTGTACTGAACGCGCACTTTCACCAGTGCGCAAGTCCACAGGACGCCCAGATGTTGGACTGCTACAGATTCAAGGCTCATGGGCTACTGTGACACGCGCTGTCTGTAAGAAACAGGATGTAGTCAAGGCACTGTTAAATGCAGAATGCAATGTCAAGGTGGCTGGCTACCTATATCGCAATGGCGGCCTAGGTCACTGGCGAGCAACATCAGGAAAATAACAAAGGAAAAACAATGGAAACATCAACAGGCGAACTAATCGCCAAACTAACTAATTTGAGCCATAACTTGGCGCTCGAGCTGCGCTTTAAGGATTCAAGCCTGGTGCTTGAGGCAGTCGGCGCTTTACATGCCCTACCTAACATCGCTGAGACAATCAGAGATGCCTGGCACCCATCGTTCAGCACCAGTGGCCCAACTAAGGGCATTACTTACTTGTCAGAGGCAAAGTTGGTGAACTCTGATGAGTGAGTACATACACCAAGACGATGCCTACGCATGGCTAAGAGACAAAGAAATACAGTTTGCAGAGGATGACTTTGCAAAAGTACAAGCTGAGCGCGACGTGTTAAAAGCAAAACTTGCTGAGTTACAAACAGAGTTAGACCGCATTACAAAGGAATACGCACGTGGACAGTGAACTATCTACAGCCTTATCAGCGCCATTTCCTAAAGAGGTTGAAAAGCAATTAGACAAAGGTGGCGCGACCCTTACTTACATTCCAGTAAGTGAAGTAATTGTCAGGCTAAATCACGTCTTTGGCATTCTTGGATGGTCATACACATTGGTTAAATGTGAGCGCGATGTCCTAGACCCGGACTTCCTAGTAGCTCATGTCTCTATGACTGTTGGCGACATCACTCGAGATGGTGTAGGTGGCCAAAAGATTAAACGTATGAAATCTGGCGACATTGTGGACTTGGGCGATGAGTACAAAGGTGCAGTATCTGATGCCCTTAAAAAGGCTGCACAATCTTTCGGTGTTGGGCTTTATCTTGCTCGAGGACATTTAGCACCAGCGAGCATGCAGACACGCCAGCAAGGTGACACAACAATTACAGAACGCTCTGATGCACCGTCAGAAAAGCAACTATGGAAATACAAAAGCGAACTAAAAAAGGCTGGAAAATTGCCACCCCTAAATATTGACAGAATGAGCAAGTTTGAGGTGTCAAAAGCAATAGATGCGCTTGTTAATAAAGACACATTTACGCCTACATACGACGACCCAGAAGACCCGTTCTGATGCTTGACCTTTTAACGTTTGTCATCATGATTAGTGCCGTCGGAATGTGTGGATACATGCTAGGAAAAGACAAATGAAGGAATGGACACGCACAGAGGTTGAGATTTACTGCAATGGGCTATGCCCAGAGTGTTTAGGCATGTACCGATTCTGTGACCCACAATGCACAGACTGTCTAAACCGACCAGACTGGCGTAGGCCGTTACATGGCAAAACTCACTGCTGGAAAGATGGCGAGTCATACATATGCCGTAACTGTGCCGGCACTGGCAGAAGGGTGCGCACGTATGCAACCAATTAGTGAGGCGTCATTTCTACAGCAAGTAAAAGCTCTGGCATATCTCCATTCGTGGGACTGCCACCACGCATCGCCGACGCAAACCGCTAAAGGCCGATGGCTGACTAGTGGCGCGGTGGGCTTCCCTGACCTAGTGCTATGTCACAAAGTTAAAGGCCTCATCTTTGCCGAACTTAAAAGTGCCAAAGGCAGAACTTCACCGGCACAAGAGCATTGGCTCGAGATACTGCACCCACATGCAGAGTGCTACATATGGCGGCCTGAGGACTTAGTAGCTATAGAACAGCGCTTAGCGTCATGTTGATAGTCGCCTGGTATGTCCTGCTACTGTCGCTAGGCATTGCCATTATCCAAGGCATACGTAAGTAATTAGCCTTTACAACTGAATACAAGCATGGCCTCGTACGGGATTGAACTGTGCAGGAATTAACACCTGGGGACAGGGGTAGTGCAATGCGCCCCAATACTTGAGATGACTTAACGTGAATAGCAGTGGGGGTCAGTCATTGTTCAGAGTTCCCTAACTACATAAAAGGCGTATGGTGTCCACCCTAAACAGTCCGGCAGCCAACAGCGCACAGCTGTGAAATGTGGGGGGCACAAACATCCGAGACAGGCACACACACGAAAGCAACCGCAGGCGAAGCCAAGGGCGCTAGTAGCATCACACACATGGCAGGCAACAGGAAACAAACCCAGCAGTACCGAACAAACAGAGCAGCCATCCTTGATGGCAACCCCCCCTGCCACTGGTGCGGTGGCATAGCTACACAAGCAGACCACCTTATCGAGCACGACGCAGGCGGAGACGACAGCACAGACAACCTCGTACCCTCATGCAGAACATGCAACAGCAAGCGCGGCGCACTATACGTGAACAACAAAACAGCACAACGCCAAGCACAAAGAAACCAAGCACTAAACGCCCCTGCAAAACAAACGCAAAACGAAACGCAAAAACCCAATTTTTTGGGGAGTCCGTTCAC